TTTCTGGATCTGGTTCACCAAGTGTTCTAAGAAGTTCTGTAACTTCTGTTGAAGTAGATGATTTAAAAACTTGTTCTTCATTATACTTTGGTTTTTCTAAGAAAGAAGATATAACTCCATCACTCTCTCCCTTTGTAGAGAACCTATGTGTTCCATCTTCATTTTGAGATGTAATAGCTTTAGAACCACTTTTGATTAGTTCAGAAATAAAAAATTCGTTATCTAATCCCATTATTTTTCTACCAAGAATGTTAAGTCTTTATCTGAGAAGTATTCTACAACACCATCTCTATCAACTTTTATTTCAATATAATATTCTCTGTTTGTTTCCCAATTTTCTAAGTTAAGTCTTATAAAGTTTCCGTTACTATCACAACTAACTTTTGAATAATTTGAAAAAGGAATAATTACTTCATCTGTAATAGCGTCTTTAACTTGATAATAAGTTGTAGATGGTAAAAACTTAACATCATTATAAGCAAACTCATTTGTGTATGTTTTAAGTGGATATAGTTCTCTACCAAATACCAATACCTTTGGTTTTGAGTTTACTTTATAAGTTGATTTTAATCTTTTAAAAGTTACTTTAATATCATCTTCAGAAAGTTCAGTCAAAGAACCTGTTGCGAAGGAACTATCATCCCAACCAATTCTTATCTTTGGTTGATAGATGGTATTCGTTTCTTTTGAGAAAAATTTTAACTGACCATAATCATTAGTATCATTTTCAAACACACTTGAATGACGAAGTATAAACCCTTCATTGGAATATGTTCCACTTATCCATTCGTTTAGAGAAGATGATACATCCATACTGATGTCTGTACTTTCGTATGAGAATGATTGAGTACTTTCTGAACCTGTGAACCAAGTTCCACCATATCCATTCAAAGAACCAGTTACACCAGTTGCATAATCATCATCTAACCATTCAACATTATTGTTTCGTTGTTTCCAACTTACACCGTCACTTGTTATATCATCAAAACGAGTTCCAATACCCATTTCCCAACTACCCGATACTATGTTGGCATAAATAGTGTAATCCAATGGTACTTCATCACTCTCACATTCTCTTAGTAAAAGAGTTGCTTCACTCATGGTTACTTCACCACTTGAAATCTTAGATGATAAAGTATCAGTATCAAACTTTATAAGAGTGTGAGCTACATCTTTTAAGTTACCATAATAAGTTTTAGAAACTTCTAATACCTCATCTCTACCTGTATTTTGCGATGGTTGTTGTAGATATAGTGTTGCATCTTTTGATGATGTTACGAAATAATACATTATAATACTCTCCCTATAATATCTTTGTCAGGAAACTTAACTTCAAATATAGATGGGTCAAGTGATGGGTAAACCATTTTGTTCTTGGTAGCCGAATTAATGTTATATGAGTTAGGTGAATAAGCTCCTTTACATTTATTTACTATTTCACATTTAGGAACAGATTGAACTCCTTCTACACCAGCAATAACAAGTTCTAATTCACTTAAGTTAATTGGCATATTAAATGTCCATTCATCTATATTAAAATAACTTTTAACTTCTGATAAACATTTAAGTAAAACTTCTCTCTTGTTATATCCACCATAAACTCGTATCTCAAAATCAACACCAACATTTATAATAAATCCGTCAAGTAAGTTTATACCATCAGTCAAAAGTCTAAACTCATTCATATAAGTTTTTACATTTTCTTTAATAGCTCTGTTTAAAGTAGTTAGTTTCTTGTCTGTATCGTAACCTAACAAATATAAGTTAATCGCAAATGGATTATTCTTTTCGTCATTGTTTTGAGTTTTACCAACTAAAAACTTTTTAATTTCTGCTTTTACATTTTCTTCATTTGGTTCTTCAGTATCAGGCTTCTCTACAAAGTTCATAACGATGTCTGTAAACTCTTGTAAGTTGTCAGGTGATGCAAGTATCGAACCAGGTGAGTTGTTGTCTAATTCACCGTCTGGTGCAACGTAGGCTTTAGCTACACCACCATACTTAGGTGGTAATGATAGTGCTCTTACTTGATAATCTTTACGAGTTACTGCTCTATTTTGTGAACCAAAGTTTGCTAATGCATTTTCTCTAATTTCTTCAATAGTGTCAGCTTCTTTACCACCAACTGCTGGTTCTTCATTTTCAACTGCTACTGAGTTTTTATATTTTCTGTAAAGAGGTAATTGTTCGTCTGTGAATAATGAAAGGTCTTCATCAAACTCTATTCTTTGTATTTTAGTAAGTTCTCCTTTACCAACATTACTACCAACTCCACCACCTATTAAGTAATTTACCGTAAACTCTTTATTAGCAGGTGGTGCTTGTCCATAAGTTTTTTGTTTTAGAAAGTTAGATGGGTCAAACGATTCACCTAATCTATCTACTGAGGAGTTTAAACCTAAACCAACATTTTTAAAATTTGGTATAAGTGTTTCATCACCATCAGTTTCTGTTCCACCACCAAATACTATTGAAGTTGAATTATCAGAATTTACTTTTGTTACAAATCTTCTTTGAGTTTTTATTAACTTTAATATACTTGGAACAGAGTTTTTAAATTGAACTAAATCTTTGTCATATTGTTCTGTATTTGGATAATCCACATAAATCATTTCTTGTGCAAGATAAGGAACTTCATAATACTTGTTTCCATCTGAATCTCGTACATCAGTAACTTGTATTACATTCTTTTCACCTAAATCTATTTTTGAAAAAGATTCAACAGATGAGAAAGTTTTTCTTACTATTCTTTCAGTAGCTGAAATTGAATTAACATATTTCTTAACTAAATAACTTGTTGGTTGACTACCATTCTTATTAAAGACACTTATTTCTCTACCTGTTTTATCTGAGAAATCTACTGCTTCTGTGGTTCTAAATTGAACGGTTGAATCATTCCCCTCAACTATCATTCCTTCTTTAATTTTTAAATAATAAGTTTCGTCAGGTATAGTATCAACACCCGTTCCTATTGATGGAACAAGTTGATAAATAGCAATTCGTGATATAGCAGGTGAAGTTACTTTTGGTTTATATCCCAAGTATTGTGATAAAGCCAATACGTTCTCTTTATCTTCTGCATGAACCATTAAAGATTCTTTTAAAGTATCATCAATATAATAAGAAAGAACATCTCCAACGTAAGATGCCATTTCTATAAACATCATTCCTGGTGATGATTCGTTAAAGTCAGAGTAGGTCTTTGGAAAATAAGTTTTTGAGTATTCTATTAAGTTATTTCTAAATGAAGAAAAGTCCTTAGATAGATAATTTATATCTCTACTACTCTTTGGTTTTTTTGTTATTTTATTTAGTTCAGCCATTTATTATCCATTTACTGTGAAAGTAATTTCACCAAGTTCAATTTCGTCACCAACTGTAAAAGTTATTTTTAAGTTAGCTTGGTTTCTATCTTTTAACTCATCGGTCATAACTACGTCTATATCTCTAATTGAAATATATGGTAACCAATAGTTTACATTTTCTGTTATCGTATTTTGTATCGCTACTGATAATTCTTCATCATCCATTTGTTCAAATAACAAACCATGTAAACCAGTACCGAAGTCTGGTTGCATTATTCTTTCACCTTTTTGTGTTTGTAAAAGATTTAATAAATTACTTCTTGCTTGGTCAAATGAAGAAAAGTTTTGTTCAAAGAAACCAGTTGGGCCGTTTTGTACAGGATAAGATATACCATATGCAAAAGACTCAAAGTCTTGGGTATCTTTAACTTTTTTTCTACCAAGAACAAATGCCATTATTTTTTAAACCTTTTTACTAACTCAGAATTATCTCTGTTTAGAATTCTATCAAGACCTGGCAAACCGGTACTAACACCTAGTCCTTGTTTACTTGGCCCTCTATTCATATCACCGTAACCCATTTTTTGTGCCATTTGAGCCCTCATTACATCAACACCACCTTGTGCCATACTTGAGTCAAATGATAATGTCTTATCTACACTTTCTTGTATTGGTTGTTTAAAGTTATCTAACACAGAAGGTGCTTCTTGTTGTTGTGCTGAAGAAAATGGTTGAGTTTGTTGTAATACTTCATTTAAAACAGGATTATTTGATAATCTTCTATTTTCAATAAATGATGGAACTTTTACTTCTTCAACATTACTTTCTCTTTCTTCATTTAAAACTTTATTTGCCATTTCAAATGCATCATACTCATTACTATCAACTTTCTTAGTTGTAGTTTCATTCAATAGAGA